GGCGCGCCACTGCACGACGAACACAGCCACGGCGCGGACATGTTCCGGTATGCCGCGATGGCGGTTGACCAGATGGGCAATGCCGCAGCGCTCAAGCCCATTCAATACAAACGAAGGATGCTCGCATGAACAACGAGATCAAGACCTACCCGGACGGCTCGCAGCGCGTTGGATGCCCGCCGTTCCCTGAGCTTTCGC